TCAGTGCAGTAGCAATTAACCCAAATGAGGGCACCGAGTTTACGTATCGTAACGATGCAGGCACACTCCTCCAGCAAAGTATTTTCGGCACTGTGCTAGATGGTAAACCGCGCCTTTATGGGGCGGTAAAGAATGGCACATCCCACACGGCATATCTTGAGAAAATAAGCACTACAGGAACATTCGGGTCAGGGTCTTCGGCATTCACGGATGCAACGAATCAGATTAGGATAGGGTCAGATCAAGGAGACGTAGTGGCATCTTGGAATGGCCAGATTGATCTCGTTGCCGGATGGTCTAGAGCACTATCAGACGCAGAAATAAAGTCTCTCTCAGAAAACCCTTGGCAAATCTTCGAGCCTGAGATCGAATACGTATGGGTGGAGATGAAACCATTCCCAACGTTCGTACAGCCAGTCGGCACGGTATCAACCGGTAGCTGGACTCCAACGGGCGCGGCGACTCTGTATGGAGCCATCAATGAGGTAACTCCAAGCGATGCCGAGTACATCAGCGTTACCGGTTCCAACACATGCGAAATGATATTGGAGCAGGCTCAGTATCCAGGCACCGCTAACCAGGTGTTGTCCTATTACGCGTCCAGCACAAACGGTAGCATGATTACCATCACGCTAAAGCAAGGCACGACCACCATAATGTCACGTACCCATGCGCTCACCGCAACAAACACGCTATACAACCAGACGCTCACCGCGCCTGAGATTGCGTCTATTGTTGCCGGCCCCATCAACGTAACCCTGGCCACGTCATAAGTGAGTCTGCTACTTGCCCTAACAAGCCCCGGCCCGGTTAGCGGTAAGGTCACGTGGCTCGCGCTTGATGTAGCCAGCGGTGGCGGCGGGCCAGTCACGCACGCAACCACAGGCGCACTTACCGGCCCCGGCGCTACTGTTGCCGGATCTGCTGCCCGCATAAGCCTACACAGCACATCAGGCGCTTTAACCGGGCAGGGCTCGGCCATTGCCGGCTCATCCACACGCTTTAGAGCGTTTGGCACCAGTGGCGCATTAACAGGTCAGGGCGCTGTCATTGCGGGCGCGGCTAACCGATTTAGGGCACTTGCCACCACAGGCGCTTTGATAGGCCCAGGCGCAACGATTGCAGGCACTGCGGCACGCACACACGTGTTCGGCACTTCGGGCGCTCTGGTGGGTTCTGGCTCGGTTATCAACGGCTCTGCTGCACGGGCAGGCGGCGCAACCGTGCACGACACGTCAGGCACGCTTACAGGCCCAGGCTCAGTCATTGCCGGCTCTGCCAACCGCACGCACCTATTTAGCGCTGTAGGCGTGCTAGTTGGCCCAGGCTCTGCACTCGCAGGCACGGCAAACCGCACGCATGTATTTGCAACTTCGGGCGCATTGGCTGGCCAAGGGTCATCCATTGCTGGCACCGCTAACCGCATTCGAGCATTCGCAACGGCCGGAACTTTGACCGGGCAAGGCTCATTGGTATCTGGTGCTGCAAACCGGATACACGCCTTCGCAACATCCGGCGCACTGGTCGGCCCAGGCTCAGTCATTGCAGGTACGGCATTGCGCTCAGGTTCGCCACTTGTGCACAGCACCAGCGGCGCTATCGTTGGCCCAGGCGCACTTATCACCGGCTCTGCAAACATCATCGTCAAACAACCGGTGGGTGGTGGAGGCCCGGGCAATGCAAAGCAAGGCCGGCGCAAAGGCTGGGCAAATGAACGTGCATTGTTCGCAATGTCGCACCAGGTGCAGGAAGCGCACCAAACGCTTGCAAAATCTGAGGTAAAAGCGGCTCGGAGACTGGCTGTAAAGATCGAGGATTACAGCGCCGAAGTTATTGACCTGCGCGAATTGCAAATTGAATTTGCAAAACTTGAAGCCCAGTACAATAATACTCAACAAATGGCAGCAGATATGCGCGAATCGGCGCAAGTTGTCAAACAGTTTATGCAGGATGAGCAGGACGCAATTGACCTGCTATTACTGATGGAAGATTATGACGCGAGATGCGTTATTACGGTAACCGCCAAGCCGTTCAATTGGCGAGTTTGATGGGGTAAATTTAATGTCAAAGGCAGAAAAGGATAACGACATCCAAGAGGAAATCCAAGACGAGGTTATCGAGGTTGAAACTGAAGCCGAAGAAACTGCGCAGGCAGGAGAATCGGAAAATGAAGATACCAAAGAGGCATCGGCAGAAGATGAATCCGAGGTTGTTGTGTCCATTGGTGAGGAACCGCCACCTCCCGAAGATGAACAGGCCCGCGCTCCTGAATGGGTGCGCGAATTGCGAAAGCAACACCGGGATTTACAGAAGAAGAATCGAGAGCTTGAAGCGAGGCTAACAGCCCCAGCGACTGAGAATAAGCCGGTCGCACTGGGCAAGAAACCAACGCTTGAAGAACACGATTACGACTCTGATAAGTTTGAGCAAGCACTGGAATCATGGTACGAGCGCAAGCGTTCGCACGATGAGGCCGTCGCCAAAGCTGATGCAGAAGTGAAAGCCAAGCATCAGGAATGGCAGGTCAAGCTGGACGCCTACGGAAAAGCGAAAGCCGATCTGAAGGTACGTGATTACGAAGACGCTGAAGCACATGTGCAAGAGTGGTTTGACGTAACCCAGCAGGGCGTGTTATTGCAAGGCGCAGAGAACCCGGCGTTGTTGGTGTATGCATTGGGCAAAAACCCGAAGCGTACTCAGGAACTGGCATCTATTAAAGACCCCGTGAAATTTGCTTTTGCGGTAGCGAAACTGGAGACGCAATTGAAAGTTACAAACCGCACGAAAGCTGCTCCACCTCCTGAAAAGAGCGTACAAGGAAACACGCGAATTTCTGGATCAGTGGATTCGACACTTGACCGGCTGCGCGCTGATGCTGAAAAGTCAGGCAATTACACCAAAGTAATTGCCTACAAACGGCAGAAGCAAACAGCATAACCAAAACTGTTTTTTAATAGGGATCCAAAATGGCAAACGCATTTAGTAAAGAAGAGCGCGTAGCGTTCGAAAACATCCTCGAAGGCTTCCAGGATGCCTTGGTTTTGTCCAAGGCTGTAGCCGTGTACAACACCGACGCCCAAACCATGGAGCGTGCACGCGACACAATCTGGCGTCCACAGCCCTACATTGCCCAGTCTTTTGACAGCACTGTAGGCACGTCAATTGCGTCCAATTACGACGACATGGTACAACTGAGCGTCCCCGCTTCGTTGGGCTTCAGCAAAACCTCGGCGTGGAAACTCAACGCCAAGGAACTGCGAGATGCTCTGCAAGAGGGTCGTCTGGGTGACGCTGCCAAGCAAAAACTGGCAAGCGACATTAACCGCGCCGTTATGGACGTTGCCGCAAAGCAGGGTACATTGGTGGTGGCTACTGCTGGCGCTTCTGGCGATTATGATGACGTTGCTCTCTGCGATACCATCATGAACGAACAAGGCGTGCCAAACTTTGACCGCTTCCTGGCCCTGTCTAGCCGCGACTACAACGGCCTGGCCGGTAACCTGGCCGCCGCGACCCGTTCGTTCGGTAACTCCAAGTCTGACAAAGCCTACGAGCGCTCTTATGTTGGCATGGTTGCAGGTTTTGAGACCTATAAACTGGACTACGCAAACCGTATCACTGCAAAGGCTGGATCTGCCACCATTGCAACCAACGGTGCGCAAGTGCGCTTTGTGCCTGCTGCTACTACCAACTCGGTAGCCGGTAAGTTGAACGTGGACAACCGCTTCCAGCAAGTCACCGTGTCGGCAACCGCCGGCATGGTGGCTGGCGATGCGTTTACCATTGCCGGTATCGAGGCGGTGCACCACATCACCAAGGCATCTACAGGCCAGTTGAAGACCTTCCGCGTTATCTCGGTTGACTCTGGCACCACGATGACTATCAGCCCCCCAATCATCGGCGCTAACTCTGCCCCGACCGACGCTGAACTGGCCTATCAAAACGTTAACGTGGCAAGCACATCCGCTACCGCCGCGATTGTGTTTTTGAACAACAACGCCACCAGCATCAACCCGTTCTG